TTCTGTTTTCCATTTAAATCCAGATTGTCCTCCAATATTGAATCTTTCTTTTTTAGATTTATCATATTCTTCAGATGCTTTTTTTGTGTAATCTGAATCTAAGCTATTTAAAAAATCTATAAAGTTTCCCATTTTACAAAGATAAGAATTTTGGGGGAACCGAAGCTCCCCCGAAACTCAAATTTTAAGAACAACTATTATGCACCAGCACCACCAACAAGGTGAACTGTACCAACAGCAGTCATTATATGACCACTTAAATGCCAGTTAGTCCCATCACAAATTACAGAAAGTCTTAATCCTTCTGCAGATTGTGCAACACTTCCATCAACAACGATATTGGAAATACCAGCAAAAGCATCCACAGTACTATTTGCAGCTAGTGTAGTAATACCACCATAGATATCAGTTCCAGCAGCACCAGTTGTAAGCGTGAAATCTGCATCATCATCAGAATCAACCATGAAACAAAAATCATAATATACACCAGCAGAACCAGCAGCAGTAGGTAGTGTTATAGCTATATCATTATCTACAGCAGATAAATCTATACTAAAAAGAGTACCAGACTCAGCATCTAATAAAGTTCTTGTTACAGCTGAAGCATTAGTAATATGTTCTGTAGGTCTAGCATGTCTCAAGTGAGGCGTGTATATTGCCTGATCACCAGCAGCTAATGTACCTAAAGCTGTGTCAACACCTGTAGTCCATTTCGTTACAGCTGTTCTTAGTTTGTTAAAATCAAATTTTATTGCCATTTTTTTAAATTTTTAAAGTTATTTACTAAGGTATTTGCATAGAGGCATATCTTCTACAAATACCAATTAATTAAGCACTAATAGCTACAGCAGCAATTGCCTCAACTTTGGGATGAAAATAAGAACTAGTAGTTTCGTCACCTATGTGACAAACACCAGTTCCAGTAGCAGCTAAAACACAAAGTGCTTTAATCACTACATCAGCATATCCACTATCAACTGTTAAGTCAAAAGTACCAATACCACCATCATTCCCAATGTAACTGTATTCTACATTTGTAGCTGTGGTTGCTCTTACGAACCTGATGTTATCACCAGGCGATGCGACAGCGTTTGTTGCGCTTATTTTCGCATATAAAACATTTCTCATAATTATTATTTTTTAAAGATTAAACATTAAGCGCTAATAGTAAATGCAGTAACAGCGTTTTCTTGATCTAATGAAGAACTACAATAAATATTAGCTACATCATCAGCAACAGTAACAACACCCCGTCCATTAACCATAATTTCAGATATGGCTAATATAACTTTGTGTTCTTCTGTAGACGTTGTTAACAGATTTAAACTACCAGCAGCTCCATCATCCCCTTCATAATATATTGCAACATCAGTGTTACCTTCATTTGCTACTAAAACTATTTTATTAGCAGGTATGCATAACATAGATGTTGTACTATCACGAAAAAATAAAAAATTATTTCTGTTGTTTTTTCCAATTGAACCCATAATTTTATTTTTTTAAAGGATTAATAATTATGATGCACTTAAGATACCACAAGACAATGGATTTCTAACAACGATTCCAGATTCTGAAAGCACGTGGCATTCAAATTTGTCATCAGCGTTAGCAGCCAACATTGCTTTTTGGTCATAAGGATTCACCATTCCAGCTACGTACTTCTTGATCATACTTCTGTTAACTCCTTCAGCACCTTTGGTAATCAACTCAACGTTAGATATACCAGAAGTTTTTCCGAAATCCATAAATACCATCTTCGCAGACTCTTTCAATCTGTTGTCACCAAATGAATTGGTTCCACCAGCAGTTGAGTGTAAATTAGGATCATCAAATACAGGACAATGAGCAACAGTAATTTTGTTACCTAATGCACTATAAGATGTGAAATTAGCACCTAAGCTAACGTCTCCATTTACACCTTTCATTGAGCCTCCTCCCATTGCACCAGCAGGAGCTACAATTAGATCTTTCATTGCTCTATGAAAAGCAAGACGACCTTCAGTTCCAGTAAATACAACCCACTCATTACCTTCGGCAGAAGTTGCGTTTAATGAAATCTTAGCAATAAACTCAGTGATAAGATCTTCAGTTAAACTTCCCATTGAATAAGAAGCTTGATTTGAAGAATTAATTTGAGATAATAAACCATCTCCAGTTACCACTGAAGAAGCCATAGTACCAGAAGTACCTAAAGAAGAATGAGAATAAGCAGTTGGTCTTTGTATAGAAGTATCTGAAGTAGATCTTCTACCATACCATCTTTGTAGTTCTTGTTGATACATAAACTCATCCATCATTTGTTGTTCTCTAGTAAAGTACCAAAGTTTTGAACCATTATTTTCAATCCAAGTTACATCAGTTAAGTCTTTACCAGTTACTGAACATTTCTTACGCATTGTAGTTAACCAATTCGTATGAGTTGATGGATACACCCAATTCTCACCAACATCAGCACCATCAGACCCGTTAGGGAATGCAGAACCAATAGAAGCAACAATAGCTTCGTCAGTAATATCAGCTGTTTCTAATCCAGCCACAACAGATGTACCATCGTGAGCACCTACCATTTCAAATTTTACAATATAATCAGTGGTAGCAGCAGAACCTGAATTATTAGCAACAGGATCTTCAATAACTAAAGCAGTAGCTCCAGATTGAAAACGAACCATATCCCATTTGTTAAGGAAATTACCAGTTCTTCCAGCAGTTGTATCATCACAAATTAAATAAAATTGATCTCCATTAGCATCTGCATCATCAATAATTACTCCTGTAGTTGTAGTAACAGAACCAGCTGCAGTAAATGCACCAACACCAGTTGTAGAGAAATGTCCTGTCATATAAGTAGGGGCATTATATCTTCCCATTACTTTCCATTCAAAAGAGTTGTCACCCAACACTTTTTCTTTTGCATAACGACCTGTTCTTTCTAAAAGATAAGTCGCAGCATAACGAGGATACTGTGAAATCAGCGTTCTTGCAATCTCTGGGTATTGCAATAATGCTGTATTCAAAGCATTCTCGGCTGTGGTACCACTTCCGTAAGTACCCGTATAAAATTTAGCCATTTTTTTAAATTTTTAAATTAATTAAACATTTTACTAATTGTTCAACTAACTTTCAACTATAAGCAGACATTGTCTTACTTTATTAAGTTTACTCGCTCATGAACGCTTTAGGATCAAACTTGCCTGTCTTCACTTTGAAGTTAGACTTGCTTTTTCCTGAGTTAAGGTTTGGTGAGGTTATACTATTCATAATAGAGGCTTTGCCATCCTCCAAGCCTTGAGAACGAAGAATTTTTTCAATTTGCTTACGATAAAGCATGAACATAGCAACGTCAGCAACATTGGCATGACTTGACCATATTTCATCCATCATTCGTTTTGTAGCAAACTTATAAACTTCTTCTTTCTGTTTTTTTGTTACTTTCCCACCCATAAATTCGCCCATGTTTTTTATGTGGCCTTTTAGAGCCTCACGTGCCTTACCAGCACTTTCTTTTCTTTTTAATTGTTCTTCTACTTTAGATTGATTCTGATTTTGTGTTTGTGTTTCAATCGCATTATTAATCAATCTTCTAATACTTTTTGCTTTCATCTTCATCATTCCAGCATCTTCTAATTTATCTAAAGATTCTTCTAGTTCTGCAGCATCCATGCCATCAGCTTTTAATTCTTCCTGAACTAAATCTCTATCTGAAAAAGACAAATAACGTTTAAATTCAGCCACCTGACTATCTGGAGTTGCTTGAGCACTTTGTTGAATATAAGCATTAATTGATTGTAGAATTTCTTCTTTTGAAGATCCCATCACTCCTAACTCTTCTGCAACCTTTTTCCATTCAATATCTCCTTGAACAACTTCTTTTTCTTCTTCTTTAGGACTTTCTTTTTCATCTTCCCAATCATAAACCTCTTCTTCTTCTTCTTTATCCTCTCCTTCTACATCTTTTGCCCATTTCCAAGAATCATCATCTTCTTCTTTATTTTCTTCTTCTTCTATTTTTTCCTCTTCTTCTTTTACTTCTGTTACTAACTCTTTTAATTCATCATCTTCTGTAAAAGCTAAAGGATTAAATTTTTCATCAATCCCATTTTCTGTTGTTACTTCTGTTGATTCTTCGACAGCTTCAACTAATTTTGATTCGTCTTTTGCCATTATTTTTAATTTTAATTAATACTCCCAGCTTGCAAATATACAACTTTTTTTTAAATCTTTGATTTAGCTCTTTCTAAATCACTTCTTTTTGTACTCAATGATGGGGTGTTTTCATCATCTTTCTTTTTATTTTCCCTATCATTTTCTTTTTCACTTTCACTAATATGATGATCGGCAAGTTTTTTAGTCATTTCACTTTGCTCTTTAGCATCGTGAATATCTCTATCTGTTTCAGATTGAATATTAGCAACTTCAATTCTAGAATCAGCACCAATCTTAGCAACTTGTAATTTAGCTTCATTATCTATTTGCTTAAGCTGTGCCTCAGCTTCAAACTCTACTTGTTTCTGTTGAGCAGTAGCTTCTTGCTCTTGCATTTGTTGTTGCATAGCTGCTTGTTGTTGTTTTTGCATTTCATCCATACCTTTTTCTAAAACTTTTTCAGCTTCAGTCATTGAATCTGCTTTTAAGACTTTAATTACATTTAATAAATCTATATTTCCAGCTTGTAAAGCAGACTGTGCTAATTGCTGAACTACTTGTCTCATTGCATCATCTTTTCCACTATCACCAACATAAACACCATAATCTTGTAATGAAATATCTGGCATAGCATTTAAAAATTTATATGCTCCGTCTCCTAATATCATACCTGCTTTTTTACCATTAGCCCAAGCTATTTTCATTAAATTACATAAACTTTCTAATATTCTTTGTTTAACTTCTGCATGAGAATAAAACCAACTTTCTGTAATAGTTGAAGATTGGACTACACTTCTTTGAACATTTCCAACATATTCATATTGTTCCACTGCACCTTCTCTTTGTCTAGTTACACCAGAAACTCCTCCAGCCATATCTTCAAGCATTACTTTTAAGTTTATTAATTGCTGTACAGATTGAGATAAAGTAAAATCTATTTGTTGAAACTGATTAAAAGTACTCACCTGATTACCTTCATCTTTAGAATTAATTGGAATAATACCATCTGTTTTTAAATGATATAAAACAGTCTGAATATCCATACCTAAATTAGTAGG